GTGCCTATTCTACCCTCCTTTACCAAATCCGACAGCCTGATAAGTGAAATTTCTATCAATCGAAGCATTTGATGAATTTTTAAAGTGAACAGTAAAACCCGTTCCAGATACACTAGACACTTCAAAGTAATCTCCTGATGCCATATTCTGTGCATTAATACCAATCGAGGGTAGATTAGTATTTGCTCCCAGAATAGAAGATGTACCAACGAAAAACGGATGGGTAAAGGTAATAGCTTTAGCTCCTGCTCCGCTTGCTGTTAGATTACCTTGTTCTGTCCTTCTCTGTAAAGATGCTGTATAGCCTAACTGTGAAACTTTTATATCCTGTCCTATATCATTACTTATAAGATTTGCTTTGAACTTAAATCCTCTGCCTTTATATGTTCCATTTGCAAAAGTTTGAAACGCAGTATATGTTGGAGAACCAGATCCAGGATTATCTTGTGTGACTGAAATTTGCATCTCTGCATTTACATCAAGTGCTGTTGTACCATCAAAATCTGTAATATCATCAATTAAACCTCTTGAATCAAATAAATCAGTTGGGAAAAATCCTTCAGTAAGAAAGTGTCGTTTAAAATCTACACTAAATACAGCACCTAAATCTAAAAAAGAACTACCAGCAGCACCACCAAATTCATAACTACCAGTTGGTGAAATACCACCTGTATCATCTATTGATGCTTCATTATCGAAGTTAGCTATCGCATCAAATAAACCAGTTCCAGCTAAATTTAAACTGTTACTACTAGAATCGAAAGAAACATTAGTTTTTGTTCCTTGAAATTTAGGATTATCCTGATCTTCCCTTCTTGTTAATGCAATTAAAGGAGCCTGATTATCAGGTAAATCTATAATTACGCTTGTTTCACCAGCACATAATCTTCCACCATCATCTTGGAATTTTAAAATATATTCTCCTTCAAGATATGGTACTTCCGCAGTTGTTGTATTACCAGCTAATGCTTGAATTAAATCAGTGCTGTTTTGAAAAGTTGCACTTCCATCTGTAACAGGAGAATGTCTTACAAAGACACGACCACCATGAGTAACGTCAACATCAGTAGATAAATTCCAACGTAATCTTACTAACTTTTCGCTAATAGGTTCTGCCGTCAAACCAGTAACATTTGCTGGTAATGCAGTTTTACCTTGTGCAACAAAAGTTAGATTGGCAGAAGTAGCACTTGTCTGTAATGCTGCGTTATAACTAAACACTTGGAACTCATACGTTCCAACATCACTATCGAATATCTCAAAGTCAGGAGCAGATACAGTTTGAGATATAAAATTACCATTATTAAATCTGTAGTTAACCTGATACTGCGTAACACCGACAATAGGTTGCCAACTAAGGATTAATTTAGATACAGCTTGGTTATTAATAACAACAATTTTTTCTTCAGCCTGTAATGCAGATGGAGGATCTTTCGGAAGATTTAATATAGATACTGTTCTAGTTGGTAAACTTGCACCATCTTCAATAAAGGCATATTTAGCATTTACATAAGACAAAGCAGTAATCGCATAATTTATACCATCAGATTCTTCTACCGTTATTACTCTAAATTTTTGAGCTTGAACTGTATCATTCTGTAAAAGCCAAACAGTATTTACATTTGGAGTTGCAGAATAGGCAGAAGAAACTGTAATTACAGCACCAGATATAGATTGAACAGTTTTTGTTTCTACAGTTCCATTTGGTAAAACCACACTTAATGTTGGATTATTTGATGTAGGTAAATCTGTCGCAGCAGTATCATCTACAGTTATTTGGGTCGTTGTTGCAGCAGTAACTCTTCCTCCTCTACGAACACCAGAACGGACAGGATCAGCAATATCAATAACAGCACCAGGTCTTACAACAACACCAGAATCTATAGAAGTGGCAAATGTAACTATCTCACTCTCGTTTTGTTCAGCAAATAAAATAGCTTTTGCTAATCTTCTAGCTTGTCCTCTTGATGTACACGCAAATCCTTTTACTTGTTTAATAATTACTCCAAACTTAGCAATAGAAGCAGTATCTTCATAAACTTCATAATCTATCTCTCTACTATCCATGTTGAAGTAAGAAACAGAAATTACAGTATTTCTTGTTTTTAATCCACTCCCCGAATAGCTGAACCCTTCTTCAGTTACATTGGCAAGGTTAAATAAATAACTTGCATCTTTTGGACTATCCTGTGCAAGTTGAATACTACCAGCAGACCATATTGGCATACATCTCATAACACCAGCAAGTTCATTTATTAAATCAAATGCTTCACTAGATGATTGAATATTTACATTACAACTAAATCTAGCCTCCTGTCCTCCAAATCCATCTGATACCAACGTATTTGCAAACTTACTTGCAGTAACAAAAGAAAATAAATCAAGTGAACTTTCTGTTATGTGATTTCCAAATCCATAGCGTGTGTCCAAAAGTAAGTCTAATAAAACCATCGCAGGACATGAGCACCATTGAGCAGCACCCATAACACCATTGAAAATATATCCATCTGGATAAACAATACGACCAGTTGTACTATCAACAGTTGGGGTTCCAGATCCACTAGCACCAGCACCAGGAATCCTTACTTTTATTCCTCTGATACGATATTTTCTTGTCGGTATTGATTGAAACTGCATAGAGTCCAACCTAAGAGAAGCATAAGCACTATTGGCATAAGTATTCGCATCATCAATAATTTCACCAAAACTTGTCCATGTAAAAGCATCAATAAGACTTGAGGTCGAGCTATCTGCGGTTACTCTTGTAACTCTTATATCAACAGGAAAAGCACCTGTAAGATTTACTCTGTAATCCCTTTGGTACGCATCAGCAGTTCTACCTGTGATAGTGTCATCAATGACATCAGTAAAACCACCAGAATTATATTGAACTGCTATTTTCAACTGAACAGAAGAACCTAATAAATCTCCTTGATCTGTTGCTCTTTGTAATTGTGGAAAGGTTATAGTTACGTTTACCGCATCAACATTTGAATTTGTTATTTGTCTTGTGACAGGAGAAGATTGAGTAACAGTAATGCCTACTGCTGTAACAGAAGAACTACTTTCAATACCTTCAACTTTTGTCTGTCCTGATGTTCCAAAACGAGGATTAAATGTTACATCTTGAAAGTTAAAATCAGTTGTAGCTGGATTAGTTGAATCAGCAGTCGCTTTTAAAATAGGAGTATCGTTTAGAAATACATCTTTCAATGCAGCATTATTATATGCAGTAGTTCCCTGCGTTCTACCTTCTTTTGATGCAGAAGCAAAACCCTCAATCTCTCCTTCAGAAATAAGATCAAGAAAAGTAGCAAACTGCCTACTATGTAAAGTATCAGGTGCTCTGGTTGGTTGGGGTGGGGTAGGAGGAGAAGGTGCTCCAGATCCTCTGATAATTTTTGGTTTCGTCATGCCTGTACCTGTTGAGTATCAATAGCACCACTTATAACAACTGATCCTGTTACTATCTCTCCATAAACTATTGGCACAGGAGTACCTGCTCTTGATGTATTTTGCGTTCCAGAAAAACTAAATGATAACTGTGGATCTTGTTCTGACTTAAATTCTTTTGGTTTTGGCAAAGGAAATAACATTTCAGACACACCTTGCAAAGCTAAAGAAGCACCTAAATAAACCAATCCTTTTGCTAATTTACCTGCTTGTGCAAAACCAAATCCTGTTGATATACCTTCTTTAAAAACTAAACCATTAGGAACAAAAAAAGCAGCACCTATTAATGCAGCACCTAATAATACTTTTCCAAAACCTCCTCTACCAGCACCACTAATAACAGGAACGATATGTATATCTTCTTGTCCTATTGGATGATGTATCTCTTCCTCATTTACAGCATAATTACCAACTTTTACCTGATAATATTGAGGATTCATATATTTTTCTACCTGCGGAAAATTATTAACAAGAAAACTTACTGCTTTTCCAAGACTATCTACCTGTATTTCAAATTCTTTATGACCTACAAATT